CTGGCGGCCGCTGTCCGGGCACTCATACCCGGCCCCCGGGAAAGTGCGCTTCAGCTTTGCCCTGAGCACCACGGAGGCAAACGGAATCACCATCCGGGAGTTTGGGCTAAGAACATCCTCCGGCGAGCTGTTCAGCCGGAAAGTTAGGGGCGGTATCGAGAAAAACAGCGATATCAGCCTGGAAGGCACCTGGACCATCACGTTTTAAGCGAGGTACATCATGGCAAACCTGAGCATCACCCCGGCATGGGTGAACGGAATCTACCAGATCGAACCGGAAGACCCCGTCATCGGTGGTCCGGACGGCATCAGCAACATCCAGGCAAAGCAACTGGGCAACCGCACCGAATGGCTTAAAAGCCAGCTGGCCGCCGCTCAGCAGGATCTTGAAGCCGTCGGCACCGACGGCCAGAACGCCCTGTGGGCAGCGGTTGAAAAATCGCTTTCGGAAGTGGGCCTGCTGACCAAGGAACTGGAGCGCCAGCAAACCGTGCGCCACCAGGAAGGGGAATTCGTGCTGGTCAACCGGGGCGTAAAGAACGGCTGCAGCCTGAGCAAATCGACCACCGCAAACCGCAACCTGAACATTGCCTCTGGGGTGTGCTTCATGCGCGGCCGAGAAATGCCGGTCAACGCCGGTGACAACGCAGCCAGCGTGCCCAGCAACTCCAGCTCCGAGTCGGCCACGGCAGACGCCTACCTGACCGTCATCAATGGCAGCGTTCAGCTGGGCGTCACCAACCTGAATGAAAAGGCCCCGGACGATGCGCTGGTGCTGGCAGAGCTGTCCATTCCGGCCGGCAGCACCGGCACCAGTGCCCCGGAGCTGGAGGACGTCACCATCACCAGTGTTGCCCGCACAGAACCTGAATGGCCGTCCGTTCACACCTCGCCCGCGTTCAGGCAGCAAGACTTCGAGCGCGTCATGGGTGGCAGCAACTACCACCTGTCCCTGGACATCGTGGATTACCTGGGCGGAGAAACCCCAACACTTCAGCACGAAGCCGGAGACCGCGCCAGCAACACCTTCCGGGTTTACCTGGGCGGCTCCGCCGATTCTGTACGCGTCCGCTTTGTGGCGCACCTGATGCAACAGTAAGGAGAAAAGCATGAGACTTATCACGCGCGGCCCAGGGCCGCACCCGGATGTATCGGTGGCCGGAAAGCTGGTCATCATTGGCGGCGAAACCTACGACACAGAGGGCCGGCAGAAAGAATCCGAACAGCTGATCGACCTGCGCCAGGCGCCCAACGGTGATATTGCGGAAGCCAGCGAAGGCTTTCAGGTGGCGTCTGTCCAGATTCCGCCGTACCGAAGCGAAGAAGTGGACACCGGCGAAGTGGATGACGAGGGCAACCCCGTCATCGAGCTGCACCGTGTGCCGCTGAACCCTGACCAGGTGGTGATCACCCTCTGGACTATTCAACGATAAGGAGTAGACGCGATGTCTATCATCTTCAGCCCCGACAGCCTGCGTCAGCAGGTTGAAGCCGCCACCGGCGGTCACATCACCGTCCTGTATGACGACCAGGGTTACCCCTCGTTCATGAGGGTTATCCCGAAATTCCGCTACGAAGACCTGGGCCTGGATGCGGTTCTGGGCACCGGCGTGGCCACCGCCTTCCTGGTGGACGGTCAGGAGAAGTCGGAAATCTTCGTCAGCCAGTATCAGGCCTCGCTTCATAACGGCCGCGCCGTCGGCTTGCCCGGCAAGGATCCACGCACCTCTATCAACTACGACACGGCCAAGGCAGCCTGCGAAGACAAGGGCCCCGGCTGGCACCTGATGAGCGTGCACGAGTGGGCGGCCATTGCGCTCTGGTGCAAGGTCAACGGCTTCATCCCACGCGGCAACACCGACTACGGCCGCGCCCATGATGCCAACCATGAAACGGCTGTTGTCACCGGATCCAGTGGCCGCACCGCAACCGGTGGCGGGCCAGCCAGCTGGAGGCACGACGGCAGCGCCGCCGGCATTGCCGATCTGGTGGGTAACGTCTGGGAGTGGCAGGATCAGTTCAAGATCGTGGACGGCGAGATCTTCTGTACCGCCGATAACGCCTACACAGCGGACGAGGCTAACTGGCAGTCTGCGGGGCACTTCCTGACCAACGAATCCGGCACCATCACGCTGGCGAATTCGCAGGGCACCCCGGAAGACTCTGGCATTTATAACGACTGGAACGCCACCGCCAAGGCCGCAGGCTACACGGAAAGCGACCTGATGAAGCGGCTGATGGTCAGCCCGCAGACCGAGACCGAAGCCCCAGGGCCGCCTTTTACGTGAACAGCTCAGGCGAGCGCCTTCCGTTCGTGGCGGCGGCTGGTACGACGGCTCCAATGCCGGGCTGGGCGCGCTGAACTTGGACAACCCGCGCTCGTACTCGCGCCCGGGCCTCGGCTTTCGGCCCGCTTTTGTCGGCTGATCTCTGAGACTTGCCATTTGAGGGGGTGCACGACAGTGCGCCCCTATTTATTGGAACAGCCATGCACAACCTGAAAATTGCCCAAAAACTGGAAGAGATGGAGCTGTACGGCCGTGCTGCTTTGCGGCACTTTCCGAAAGCTGAAAAGCATGTTTCCAGTGCTGAGATCCGCCAGATAATGACGGAGCTCACGCGACTGACCGCCAAGGCATCCAGGCAACACCACAAGAAAGCGGTACTCGGGGCACTCTCGGTGGAGCTGGATGTCATGCGCTACCGGGTCCGGATGGCCATGAAAGAAGGCCACCTGCCCATGAAGAAGTACGAAGTGTGGAGCCGGCACCTGGACGAAGTCGGGCGAATGGTTGGCGGCTGGCTGAAAAGTGTAAAGGGTTAGCCACACTGCGCCTTCCGTATCGTGGCGGCAACTGGAACAACGGCTCCAATGCCGGGCTGGGCGCGCTGAACTTGAACAACCCGCGCTCGAACTCGAACACGAACATCGGCTTTCGGCCCGCTCTTGAGGTAAGCCAGAAGCTGCAAGGCCAAGGCTTTGCAGACAGCGCACCTTCAAAAGGGTGGCTAATCCCCGGCCAAGCGCCGAAACATGAACAGGCGCCGGTAGTGTAGTAGCCCAGGCAAGGCTCTTCCGGCGCCATCTTGCCAAGGACCCCGCATGAAGACCTACGACAACCTGTACCCGAACATCTACGATTTCGAGAGCCTGTATAACGGCTATCTGAAGGCACGCAAGGGCAAGCGGCATCACGCCGAAGTGCTAAAGTTTGAAAGCAATCTGGAAGGCGAGCTGATCCAGCTGCAAAACGAACTGATCTGGGGCCAGTATCACACCGGGCAGTACCGGGAATTCTACGTGTATGAGCCCAAGACCCGGCTGGTGGCCGCACTGCCCTTCCGTGACCGCGTGCTGCAGCACAGCCTGGTAGCCGCGATCGAACCCATCTGGGAAAATCGTTTCATTCACCACAGCTACGCCTGCCGGCCCGGGCGCGGCATGCACTCCGGCGCGCTGCAGGCCCAGAAGTGGCTCCGCCAGGTAGAGCGCAACCACGGCCGCGCCTACGTGCTCAAGGCGGACGTGCGCAAATACTTTCCCAGCATCAACCACGACATCCTCCTGGCGATGCTGGCCAGGCGCATCAAATGCCAGCGAACCATGGCACTGCTGAGCGCCATCATCCATTCCTGGGGCCCTGGCCTGCCGATCGGCAACCTCACCAGCCAGCTGGCCGCCAACGTTTATCTGCACGAGCTGGATCAGGAAGTAAAGCAGGGTCTGCGCGAACGCTTTTACATGCGTTACATGGACGACTGGATCATCGTGCACCACGACAAGCAGCACCTGCACCAGCTCCGCCGGCACCTGGAGCAATGGCTTAAAGACAACCTGGCCCTGGAGCTCAATGACAAAACCCAGGTGTTCCCCGTGGGCACCCGTAATGGCCGCGCGCTGGATTTTCTGGGTTACCGTATGTGGACAACGCACCGCAGGCTTCGCACCGGCAGTGTTCGAAGGATGAAATCACGGCTGAAGATCATGCAGCGTGAATACGCGAAAGGGAAAATAGGCCCGGAAGAAATACGCAACCGGATCAACTCCTGGGTGGGTCACGCCAAGTTCGCAGACACCTATAGGATCCGGTCGATGCTGCTAAGCCGGGCACTCTTTATCCGGCCCGGAAGTTGTGCGAACAGCCCTGACAACAAGGAGCGGTGGAAACACTCTGCTTAACGGTCATCATGGCACCTATACCCCGGCAAAACCAGACCAGGAGGCGCTATGCCAGACCAATACCACCACGGGGTTCGAGTGCTCGAAATCAACGAGGGCACCCGGACCATCCGTACCGTTGCAACAGCCATCATCGGCCTTGTGGCTACCGCTCCGGAAGCGTCCTCTGGCGTAAAAGCCGAGGCCGCAATCCGGACCATTGCCGAGAACGGCGACATTGTCTACACCGCTGCCGAAGCCGGCACGGACGGAAACCAGATCCGGGTGCGCTACATTGACCCTGGCACGGCATCCGCTGTCCTTGGCGTCACTGTATCGGGCACCGATATAACCGTCAGCCTGGCAACCGACGCTGAGGCGGTCATCACCAGCACAGCTCAGGATGTTGTGACTGCCGTCAATGAAAGCACAGAAGCCTCTGCCCAGGTATCCGCGGCGTTGGACGACGGCAGCACCGGTGTCGGCCTGGCCAACATTGTGGACTACACCAAGCTCAGCGGGGGCGAAACGAAGCCTTCCCGCTGAACACCCCGGTACTGGTTACAAACGTTCTGGACGCCATCGGCGATGCGGGCACCACCGGTACTCTGCCAGCGGCACTGGACGCCATTGCAGACCAAGCCAGCGCCATTGTGGTGGTGGTGCGGGTAGAGGAAGGCATAGAAGCCAACGAAACCGAAGCCAACGTGATCGGCACTGTCACCCCGGAAGGCAAGAAGACTGGCCTGAAAGCGCTGTTGGCCGCCGAACAGAACCTGGGCGTAAAACCCCGCATCATCGGCGTGCCCGGCCTCGACACTGAGAACGTCACCGCTGAAACCATCAG